CGGTGTAATCGTTATGGTCAACTACGGTTGATACCGTCATGGCCTGTCTCCAGTAAAGCAGCGCCCGGCGCGCGTGCATCATCTGGACAGTTTATTACCTGCCAAACCTTATATGAATTGATTGAATAAGAAACAGGTAACTTATTACCGATAAGGTAATTCGCATTTCTCCACTGGATAGTGTTTCAAAGTTTTGCTACTGTACATTCATACAGTAATTGCATGGAGAATATGAGATGCAACGTCAGTATCATCACCCGCTGGAAAAAGGATTTGCTGAACGCATACACACGCCGGGAGGCGTCCGCTCCCTTGTTGAAGAATCACACCTGATGACGTTGCTGCGACAGCTGAATGAGGACGGCTTTAATGTTGATGGCCCGATGGCAGAGCTGACTGCCCTGGTGAACTACGTAACCAGCTCGCAGATGTCCATGAAGGATCTGCAGATGCATCTTGATTACTGCGTGGAAAAACTGAAGCAGGAAACGACATAAAGCAAAGGCCGCATACGCGGCCCAGTATACTAGATGTAGCGAACCTGAATTCCCCATCCATCTGACTGAGTTAGTTTTGGTTCAGCTTTCGCTGCTAAATATCCCATCCATCCCTTTCTCGGATCGCCTAACGTTTTTGCCATTTCGTCCGAGTACTGTGATGGAACCCAGATAACAAGGTCTCCTTTTTCTAAGGCACCTGAATCTGCTTGTGCTGCCATAAAAATAGCCGGAACGATAAACCCACCGTCATCGGATGAAACCTTCACTGCATATATGGCGTTACCATCACCATCTGGTTCCTGATCCGTAATAACAAGTGCCAGAAGCCCTTGTCTTTCTGCAATATCTGTTGAGCAATACTTACACGCGTATTCAAATGCTGATTCGTTATCTTTGAAGCAAAGGTCTTTAATATGGTTATTCACGTTCTGATCCTCAAGAATGGGCCGACTGCTCGGCCCTTCCGTTGCTAAAAATCATTCACCTGCTTAAGAATATACTGCGCGTTGGTAGTAATGTCGCTTATGCAGCGCCTAACCCCGGTCACATAGCAGAAAATCGTCGTCAACTCCGCCGCCGCACCGGAGACATCATGACCATCATCTTCCATTTGGCGAAGCAGATTCATCAGCAGGGAATGTTCCGTCAGGCCAAGGACGCCTTCAGGTGAATGAATATGCTCGCGGTAGCCAGGCTTCAAAGAAGCCTCGTATCGCTTCGTATTGTTTTTTACGACCCCACGGATCGCTGCCACTACCTCAGCGCTCAATTTTTCTTCAGCAATAAGGACATCTCTTGCGGATATCAACTCTCCCTCAAGAGGGATTCTTGCAACCAGATAAACCGCTTCGTTGAACTGCCCAGCTTCGATATCTTTATAGGAAATACCAAAGTGAGATTTTAACGCAGACCACATTGTGATAATGGCCTTAGCCTGCTTATCCTTCGGGAGAGCCTGGCCGCGAGACATAACCATTTCTTTAATGGCATACTGCTGATCAGCGGTGATTTTACCCTGTTGAGTCTTCACAGCTTTGCGCGGGTTAACCACTTGGCCTTTCGTCCAGTATTCGTAGAGCACATCGTCACACTCTTCCTGATACTGGATCACGCGGTCACGGATTTCTGGTTTTACCTTGTTTGGACTGATGGTATTGAGCCAGCCGGCCAACTTGCGAAGTGCAAGGCAGATCATCGCGCGAGACTTACCATCACTGGCAACCATTGTGATTTCCACAATGGTTGATTTAAAACGCTTCTTCATCTTCGTAAACTGTGAAGCCCAGTCCATACCCATGCCTTCAACAATCGGCTTCATAGGGGTGTATGGTTCGCCGTTGTGGTTAACCACAAACAGATCTGTGCCGTGGAATGGTACGCTGATGGTGCAATGATTTTGCTTCAGTGCTAAAGTATTCATGTCGGTTTACCTGTAAGTTGCTGACGATTTTGAAGCCCCGGAGGTGCCAGCCAACGGGGCTTCGCTGTTTTTACTGCGCATGATTCATCTTCTCTCTGAACTTTAAAGCCCACACAAGAGCCTGAACTAAAGCTGAGTTTTCAGAAAGCCCCTCTTCTTTTGCGATTTTCTTAAACGCTTCTTTCACCTGCTGTGGGTAACGAAGGGTCAGCTTTGCATCGTTCTTATCCATACTGATATTTCCTCTTGGGTTGATAGCATCATTTTGACGTCATGACATCATTATGATGCCATTGATGATGATGTCAATATGATGCTACTGTATTTTTATTAAAATTTTCGGCACATGAAAATGATAGAAAAAGATAGCCATGCTTTTATAGAGCGATTCACTGTTCGTTTCCCCGATGGGATGCGCGACGCTGTAGCTGAACGAGCCAAAAGCAACGGACGTTCCATGAATTCTGAGATCGTGCAAATGATTGAGGATGCGCTTTCTGGAGCCCCGACCGTAGCCATTGGCAGTCATAAAGAACTGGTTGAGCGTTACCGGGCGTTAGCGAAATCACTCCCTGAAGATGGCAAGAGTGAAGAGTGGCAAAAAGAATTTGATAAACTTACTATCGCGATCGTGGATGCAATGACACCACTTGTGCTTTTAAGATCTGAGTTGGTGAAATTGCACGAAAAGGTTGACAAAACTAATTAAGCAGTAAGGATAATCCATGCCAGTTTTCTCAACGCCAGATGAATACAGCAACGGTTATGTACCTTCAGGTAATGCGTTACCAAAACCAGAGGGGTTTGATGTCCCACCGCCAAAAGGCACAAACCCACCACCACAAACGGTAGTTAGTAATACTTCACATTTGGATATGCTGCTCTCGCCATCAGGTGCATATGGCATACCACTTCTAATATTTACTTTAATTGTGATTTTCATTCTCCTCAAAATACGGAAGTGAGAAGCACATAACGTTCTGTGTCGACATCCCCACCCACGCACAGTACATCACCAAAAAACACAGCCGGGTTCTGAGGCTACTGGCACAAGGATTTGCCTTTGTTTGAAGGGTAATGTGGCTATAACATAATTCTGTACAGTTTGCAGGCAGGCAAGCAATAGCGTAATATTACCCCAAAGGTAAAGAGGAGGCTCTTATGAGAGAATCAACTGTTGTTATGTTTTCTCGGCCTTTCGACGTTAATGTATGCCATGACCATCAGGAAAATGTGTGGGTGGCTGAATGTGATGCTCTCGGTCTTGTTACTGAAGCAGCAACATACGAAGAACTGACCGAGCGAGTATGGGAAGTAGCGCCAGAGCTGTACGAATTGAACGGCTTCGGTGGCAATCCTTCGCGTATAAGTCTGTCTTTTAATCAGGAACAGTCCTACTCTGACAGGATCGCACTCTGATAAATGGGAACAGGACTATATCCAAAGCTAACGGAATTGCTTATCGCAGCTGGTTGCTACTTTGACCGGCAGGGGAAAGGAAGCCATGAGATATGGTTCAGTCCCATAAGCCAAAAAAAGTTCAGCGTACCGTTTACCATCGTGTCGCCACATACTGCCAACGGAATTTTGAAGCAGGCTGGACTGCCAAAGAACTTCTGACGAAGCCCGCCTAAGCGGGCTTTTTTGTGGGCGAGAGTCGGGATTTGTGACATGTCACACTACTTCATTCCAGGATCAACCTGATTTATCAGCGGGGCAATCCAGAACAGGTTGTTGCCAGGAAGAAGTGTGCGCACATTATGGAGAACCCTGTCACCGGCATCGCCATTGAGTACGCCAGCGGTCACGTCGGTAATGGTATCGAGCAGGCCGAACGTTGGGCCAAGCGCAGAACCGATAAAGCCACGGCTGGCATATCTCGACTGCGTGCCGGTGCCAAGTAGCGCACCAAGGCCAACCATACCCCCGGTAGCCTTCTCAGCCATGTTGTTGTATTCCATTAGAGGGCCGAGGATGCCGGATCGGTCGATCCCCTCAATAGCAAGTTTCTGCGGCGACCAGTCTACCTCTTTGCCGTTTGCAGACTGTTTAAGCGCGTACGTCAGTGCACCCAATGCAATCTGAAATGCGGTACCGTAATAAAACTGACCGGTTCCCTCCTGCAGGCCGCCCAGCGTTGCGCGGTTGTAGGACGCGGTAGCGAACGATTTAAACTGGAAGATAGTTTTACCCAGCGGCGTGCTGGCCCACAGTGGTGTATCACCGATACCCGGTGTGATAACGGTATTGTTAACGTCCTTGAGCACTGCAGACTGGAAAACGCCTGCAACGTGCTGATCGCCCCATTTTTCAAAATTGCCGATATGCCAGCCATTGATTACCTCGCCGTGCTTTTCGAATTCGCTGCGAATACGAGCGGCCATATTCTCGTTAATGCCGAGCTTGGCAAGGCGGCGGCCAGCGAACGCGCCGGACAGAATACCGTCGGACGTGATCATACCATTTACCGATTTGTTCATGTCATCGAAGTGACCCATCAGCGTGAGCTTGCCGAACGCATCGGTAACACGCTCCATACCCGCTTCCACTGCCGTTGTCCGGGCGGAACTGTCCACAAGGTCACCCATCGTGCGTGCGCGTGTGTGGAGGATGGTTTCCAGCCCGACGGCCATTTTTAACTGTTCGGCCCGGCTGGCCTTGAATGCCGGTGACCGGGTGATAAGCGAAGAGTAACCGCGCATGGTATTGCCAAACCCGTTAACCATCACACCGCGCGCAAGATCAGGAATAGCGGAAACGGTCATACCGCCCAGCTTGGTAACAAAGTTAGCGCTGCGTAGAAACGCACCAGCGCGTACGAAAAATGATGATGGATCGTCAGGCATGCCATAGGTACCCGCCAGGCGGTCTCGTAGCGCTGTGATATCCCGGATATCGTTATCGCGGGCTTTCGCCAGTTTTGCCTGGTCTTTTGGATTCTGGCGCATCAGCGCATCGTATTCGTCCTGAATATCCTTGAGCTGCTTTTCCAGGGATTTGTTACCGAATGCGCGGGTCAGCTCAACCTCTGCCGATGCCTCGCGAATGTGTCGCTGTAACACATAGTTGGCGTCACTCTCCAGATAATCTTTCATCAGGCGATCTGGAACACTGAGCGTACGCGCCCGGGTGCTTCCTGCCGCTTTCACCATAAAGACGTTCGCGAAATCCTGGGGAATTTTTGCGCCGACGATTTTATTGATCGTGGCATCGGCCGTAATTTCCGCCTCTTCGCGGGACATGGTTTTTTCACCACGCGACCACCAGTCAACCAGCATGTCGCGGAATTTATCACGCTCGTTGACGATCTTGCCGACTTTGTACACGCGAGGGAAATAACTCTCCTGGCCGATGGCTTTCAGTTCCTCGTCAGGTGGCAAAAGGCCAAACTTTTGCTGTGCCACTTTCACCCGATTAACAACGGTGCGCATTGCCTGCGCCGCTTCCTGCACCACCGGATTAGCATGCACATCACCGCTGCGCATGGCGTTACCTACCTCCTCACGGAACTGTGAAAAACTCAGGTCGCCCCCGGCGGCTTTATACTGGCTGTAGGCCTGTTTGTTCGTCACCACGACGGCCGCCTCTTCACGACGCCACCCGCGAACACGGGTTTCCGCCGCAATTGGTGTCTCAATGCCGCGGGCATTGCCCTGAAGTGTGTAATTATTCTCTGCCAGCTCAAGAGCCGTACGGCGGGATGTCTTTGACGGTGACTCCATCAGGCGGGTGAATGGTGTCAGATAGCTACCCGCCTTACGCGCCAGTTTACCAACCGGGCCGCCAGCTGCCGGAGTGAGATCTTCGAGCGTGGCTTCGTTGATTCGCGCCGCGCCGACGCTACCACCTTCTGGAAGCGAGGCAGCAGCCGTGTCCGTCGCTGACGTGATACTCATATTATCAAGCGCGTCAGCCACTTCACGCGTGGCCGCTGTGCGAACAGAGGATGTCAGCGCTGCCCCCGCCGCCGCAAATACCCCGCTCATCAACGCACCGGCTGCGACGTGGGAAGCGCTCTCCCCCCACGTGCGAGTGATCTGTTGGTTGTTCAGCGCAACCTCGCTCGCTGCTGTTGCAGCTGCACCGATAGCAGCCTGTGACGCGATACGGGCCACTGTACCGCCCTGAGCACCGGGAATAAACATCGAAGCGACTGTAACCGGGTCGACAACCCCGGCGGCAATACTGGCCAGGACACCCTCCCCGCCAGCCTCTGAAAGCACCCGACGGTCCTCGTTTTCGTCGTCAATCTGCTGTTTAAGCCAGGCAGTTTCTTCCGGTGAACGGGAATCAGCAAAAGCAGATCCCCATTGTTCGTATCCGTGCAGCTCGGTTTTATCAGCATAAGGGTTATAACCGTCTACCGACTCAAACTGCTTGGCCGGGCGGAACATCTCGGCCAAAAGGTTATTCTGGCGGAAGGCGGCGCCCCATACCGATGGTTCTGGTTGCTGCGGCTCCGGGTTGGTTCCTTCAGGCAAAGGCACATCAAACCCTGTCGGCTCTGGCAGAACATTGCCAGCAGGAGTAAATCCGTTGCTCAGTTCTTCTGGCGAGGAATACACAGGCATTATTCAATACTCCATGAGAAATAGTTTTTGAAGCGATTAACACGGTCATCGTGGAACCTGCGATACTGTTCATCAATTGCACGGTGTTTATCTTTAAAGCCGCGAATTTCCTGACCCTTGATGATTTCTTCCTGATCTTTTTGCTCTCTTTCCTGTATAGATTTTTTATATGGTTCCCATTCATCCAAAGAGGGTTTCCACCGCATAGGCCTGCCGTAAGAATCGTAGAACGGCTGTACCGCCTCAATACCATCCTTATCTTTTGTTCGCACCATAATGGCGTAATCGCCATTGCGGGCCGTCAGCACATCAGGTGTAATTTCCAGATCGCCGCCAATACGCGACTCCGGCGTTTTACTGGTAACAGGTGCTGAGTTGCCGGAGGTGATCCCGAGTTGTGTCGGGCTTGTAGTGATGTCTACCTTACGGTCGCCATACATCAGTTGCTCTTTATCTGCCTTCCACTGCTCTGCCTGCCATCCAGAAGGCCCATAGTTATAAAGCGCCTCTGGTGCATATTTCATCAACTTCGCGCTACCATTAACTTCGCTGATGCTCCATGTGCGGGCGATCTGCTGGTTAGTCATTTTTTTGGCCGCATCCGCATTACCGCCGGTGGTGCGGTAATTGATGTCGTACAGCGCCTGATAATCATTTCTGAATCTTGCAGCATCTGGAGTTGAGTCATCTGCCGATGGTCCGCCAAAGCTATACCGGGGAGACATATTGCTTACGGCTGAATCCATTGCCTTAGCCCGGTCTTTTTTATATTCCTTTGTGCTCTGGGTTGATGCCAGTTGCGCTTTGAGCGCATCGGTCTGGTTGTATGAGAGGTTATGAGCCTGTTCTATAGCTGATTCAGGTGCCATGCCAGAATCAGTTAGCTGCTTAACGGTGAGATAAAATCCCTGCATATCCTTGGGCATTTCGCCGACAGATGCTGGGTCTGCGTCATAGAGGCGATTAAATAACTCAGCCCCCTGACGGACCGCCTCAGGACTGCGCGCGCGGGATATCGCCGATAACTGGGTGGTTACCTGCGAAGGAATGATCCCGGTCTGGGCCACCTGCTGCACAATCCCGTCATGGGTGGTGGCGTCGTTAATCCGGAAGTTTTGCGCCGTTGGCGTGGCGTCGGCGGCTTTTTGCATGGATTTATTGGTAGGATCGAGTTTCTCACCCAAAGACATCGCTTCGTTAAAACGACGGGCATCACGCTGCGCCTGTATCGCTTCATTACTTTTCTGCACCAGCGTGCCGAGCTTGCCATACGCATCGAGTTTGAGCGCATATTCAGGGTCATTTACCTCTGGTTTCTTTTTGAGTAATTCCTGCTGCTGCTGTTCAGGAGAAAGGTACTGAATTGCCTGGAAAGTTTTTGCATTGTCCATAGCGATATCGAGCTTCGATACCATTTTTTTCCCTTGCTCACCGTAGCCAAACATAATCGCCGGGATAGAAGGAACGGCATCAGGGACTTCGCCATTATTGAGTTGAGCCATTGTATTGTTGAGCAGCGGTTCGAGCTCATTAAGTACCAGTTTTCTCTGCTTCTCAATCTGAGCGTTTGCAAGATTATCAATTTGATTAACGGTAACGGGGTCCATACCGGTTTTATTTTTACGGTATCGTGAAATCCAACCCTGCGTTTCAGATGGTAGTTGCTTTATGAAGTCGGCTTGGGATATCTCTCCTTTTCTTGGATCCCCAACCTTCTCAATAAGTTTGTCAACATTGCCCTGCCCCCAGTTATATGCTGCTCCTGCCAGTAATTCAGAGCCATACTTGTTTGACAGTTCCTGCGCGTAATCCGAGGCCAGCATGGTGTGTTGCTGCTCGTCTTCCGGGTTGTACTTCAGCCCACGCCGTGCGGCCAGTTCTTTACCTGTTTCAGGCATTAACTGGAAACGGCCCTGAGCACCAACTGAAGAAGTGACAATTGACCCGTCTGAATTAAGATGCTTACCGCCTGACTCGACGATACCTACAGATCGCATATCCAGACCGCCGGTATCATCTGCTGAAAACTCACCGTTCATCCACCCGAGCGGGTTATCAACTGCATAGTTTTTAGCTCTCATCTCAGTGGCGGCTTGATTATCTTTCTCAATCGCAGCCAGAATCTGCTCCTGTGACAAACCTCTTGAGGCACCGAATCTCGCTGTTGCTACTGTGCGAATATTCTTTGCGAGAATAGCTTCCTGGGGATTATTCCACGCATCAGCCTCTTTCTGGATCTGCAACTGCCTGGTGGCATCGTATTGATTGCCTTCAAACTCGCTTACCTGACCCTGCTCATAGCGGCCAGCGTTTCCCTGAAACTGAATGCGCTGCTGCTGCGCCTGCTGCATGAACATCTGGCGTGATGCATCATCAGGTAGTGATGAGGCTATGGACTGGATCTGCTCATCATATTGCTGCGTGAACTCCTGCCCCTTACCGATGGCGTTCTGTCCCTTCAGACTATAAAGCTGGGTCTTCAGATCCTCCTCGGCCTGACTGAGCTTTAAGCTCGCCTCCTGAGAAAGAGCCACATTAGCCCGCTGCTTGGCCTGTGCGAAAACATCCATGGCCTTTGGAGCAACCTGAGAAATGACGTCGCCGACATTGGGCTGTTCGAACGCCTGAAATCCAGGAGACTGGAATCCACGACTTTCGACCTGACGACCGGTGACTGTTGGTACTGTTGGCATTTCGATATCTCCTTATCGACCGGTTGGCGTGCCGACGGCAGCGCTGATTGGAGCTGCTTTCTGCGTAAACGGTGACCATGTCCCGCCACCCATCTGATAAGCGCCATATGCCTGCAACGGAGCGGTGAGCAGTGTCGTCAGCGCCCCCATGTTCCCCTGCTTGCGTGATGAACTGGCCTGGGCTTTGTAGTTCTCCGCCTGGACCTGATACCCGTATGCCTCACGCTGGGCATTGTTCACAGTGGTCAGCGCATCCAGCGCGCCGAACTGAGCTGTATCACCGAAGATGTCCAGCGCCCCGCCAGTTGACAGATCGGCACCGGTAGCGCCCATCGTTGCCGCCTGGGTTCCTGCTGCCTGCCGGTTACGGCGACGCACCTCATCTGCCTGAGCATTGCCTCGGTTAATAGAATCCTGTGCCTGGGCTTCCGCAACGTCCGCATTCTGTTCAGCGACCGCTGCCGAATATTTCCCTGACTGGTATTGGTTATAAGCTGAGATGCCACTCAGAGCGACGCTGGCGCCAGCGAGAGCGATAGCCGGGCTACACATTATTTTCTCTCCATGTGGAAACGGTGGAACGGGAGATTGTGGATGCCATATGGCTTCGGCTCTTCAATGGTGAACCCAAGCCAGTGCAGCCATACGCGCGCGACGTGGTTGCGGGCATCAACGTAATTTTCAAGATACGGGTAAACTGACAGCATTGCATTGACCACTTTTCCGCACCGGCGCAGGAAAGTGCGCTGATATTTCTCCAGCGCATCAGTGCCCACCAGCCAGGGGATGCCGCTGCCGCCGATCATGGATGCCGGGGCCACGCCGAAAATTGTGACCACCTCCCCATTGACCAGCCCGGCGCAGCAGAATGTTGACGTGCGCAAACCGGTTTCGAGCACGCGGCGAGGACTCCATCCGTTTGTCGCCAGAAATTCATCAGCGTCGGCCTGGCGGACATGCGGCAGCATTGCTTCGATATGCTCTGCGGTGGCTGGTACGATTTGAGCATTAAGCATCAGAATCCCCCTACGGTGAGGCGTGGTATTACAGCCAGAACGGAAAGCGGAAGAGGATCTGTCTGCCTGACCTTAACACGACCGTTTTTATCCCAGTTGCTGTCGAGCTTCACCTCAACCTTGCCGGTGGCATCATCAACCGGATCGTCGTAAAACTCGAACTCACGCTGCGGATATTCGTACCACGTTCCGCCAGGCGTGGTTGCCCAGATACCGCGGCTGGCGTTGACCACCATCGTGACAGTAGGAATGACCTGCTTTTTATCCAGCAGCGTTTCCTGCCCGTTGATGTTGATGTCCAGCGTTTCGAATTCAGCAGTGATAGGCAGTCCGATATGCACCACTGCGCCCGGTGATTCCAGCGTGACAGCGCCGCCCGTTACGGTTTTCTGTGGCTCAACGCTGGCGTCTGAGAGGATGTTTACGGTCTGACCTTCCAGATGAGAAAGACCGCTGAAGGTCTGGCGTGCCATTTGCCAGTTTGTCGTGGCCGAGTTCCGCAGCACCGCAGGTACATCACGGTTGAAACGTACAACCACCGCCGTGCTGCTGGTTACCGAAATAATATCGCCGCGCAATTCTTTCGCCACCACCGCGCCAGTGTCAGGATTAGTCTCTGAGTACGGGAACTGGATCTGCGCACCGACGTCCGTGTTGACGAAATAAGCCCCGCCAGTAATCGTTACCTGGTATTCGACCTGGTAACTCCAGTCTCCGGTGCCGCCGCTGATGGTCATTGTGCGTGTTGAGGTATTGCGCCCGTCATAGCTCAGGCCACAATCGACAAAGAACGCATCTTCATCGCTTGTAAACAGGCGGCTTGACAGGCGCTCAATGTAACGTTTCGTCTGCCCGTTAATGGTGCGGTTAACCACGAAGTAAACAGCGTCCTCGCTGCCTTCGCTGATAGAGCAGGTGCTTTCGTACTTCCCGGCGCTGGACTGCTGCGCCCAGGCGAACACCTGCTGATCGCGCAGATAGGTCAATACCAGCAGTTTGCCGTCGTCGCGGATGCAGAATGCGCTGCTATAAGGCACGATGCAGAATGACCAGTCGACAATGCTGCGCTTCTGGAACAGGTGGTTTGCCAGTATTGTAAGGTCCGTTCCCTGGTACCCGTCCACGTCGAATGAGTAAGCAAGATCGCGGACTACGCTCCCCTTCTCCTGGATAAACAGAGCGATGTTTGCCACCGCGATCGGCGGCACGTTGCTGGAACCATTATTTCCCTGTGAGCTGAACGAGAACGCCGACGGAGTCAGGACCTTATTCTGGTCTCCGGATATCGCATATTCCCCGCTAGATGTCAGAGCGACAAGGGTTCCAACGTCGATAAGGTGGCGGATCTCATTCACCTGACGCCCGGCATAGGTGTAAATGATTCGATCGTCATCCTGAATAGGGTTGTTCTTGCCAAAGTCTTTATAATCGCCGGTCCGACTTGCCCAGATGGTTTGCGGGTACGCGGTAGACGCGGCGAAATACAGGCGCTGCTGGTAGTAAACAACCGTGCTCGGGTAGCCGTTTACGCTGTTCCATGCATACCGAGCCCACTTGTAACTGCCATTCGCAGAGCCAACTACCTGAGACGGGATATAGCTGATCACCGTGGCTGTGGCGGTAGTGCCTGACGCAGTCGTGATACGCACAATACCGAAACCGCTGTGCAGATACTCCCACTGGATGCCAGTATCGCTCGAGCCAGTACCCCCCCAACCATCCCATGACATGCCTTCAGTATGCGATGGGCGAAGAGTACCAGTCTTCCCGGCGGTGTTGGCCCGATAGTAGTTGCTGTCAGCGCGGCGCACGTCGTTGATAGCCGTGGTTTTGCTGGTCTCCCAGACTGGCACCGAGTCAACAGCAGGCTGCTCAAGATAAAAGAGCTTACCTACCTGCTCAGCGCCAAAGATGGCAGAGCTGGCCGTCAGCGTAATTGTGCCGGTGCTGGCGCTGGCATACACCTTCACTGATTCATCAACGTTGATATCTTCGAATGGGCCGTTTTTGGTGGTGACGTCGACGATCTGCCAGTTATCGTGCGCGTAGCGGCGCAGCTCTTTCGGCGGGTAGGCAGGGTGAACCAGCGTAAGCACGTCGGCGCTCTGTGTGAATTTGATGCGGAACAGGTCGGCCTCTGCATACGGCATAGCCAGCTCGTAGATTACATTGCTGCTGTTCAGCACATACGCGCCGTCTTTGATAACCCGCATGTAACCGTCGCCGAACTCCAGCGCATAGGTCTGAACGGTCGAGAACTGGAACGGGATGAGGCGGCATTTTTTGTTAGAATATTTTGCTTCGCCGACGAAGCGCGTGCCCGGGCGATTCTCAACCCCACCATACTGACGCACGATAAAGTTATCGCACTTGCGCAGCGCCACCTGATACTTTGACATATCAATACGGCCGTACAGAGACGGGCCAATCTCACCGCCTGCAAAGCTCGGCTGGATCCAACTGATAGCCATTATGACAACCTCGCTGCAGTAAACTCATCGACTGGCGGCTGCGGCTCCTGAGATTCGTTCTGGCTATGCGAGCCAGCGCTCAGGATGACGTTTCGGTACATGTTCAGCGCGTTGTTGCCGAGATCTGCGCTACCGGTGAGTGGCATGTTGATGGCGGCCGCCAGACGCCAGGAAAGCGCCTCCATGAAAATTGGGTCGAACATGTTCACGTCGGTGACGCGCGCAATGTACTTCAGCCATGCCTGCGGCTGGTCGGTGTAGATCAGCTTACCAGTTCCGTCCGCGTTGGCCCCTACCTCATAGTTGATGCGCATGGCAGCCGTAGGGTTACGAACACCGGGCACCATAATTTCGGTGATGCGCACGCAGTCAGTCGGGTACTGGTATGCGTATTGCCAGTCCGGCGGAGGATTATTGGTATCTGCCAGCGCCAGGCGTTTGGTGGCAAAGTTCCAGTCGAAGTCAGCCAGCGCAGCATCGCGACACGCATCGAAATGCAGGGAGCACTGGTCGGCTTCTTTGCTGGCCTCGTTCAGGCTGTTAATGCTGCGGCTGTTGCCGATATTGCTCAGCGCACGGTTGCAGATCTCGATAACGGAGGCCATTAATCATCCTCCCCACCATAGAGCGTTTGCGCGGCGGTTTTGGGCTGTTCACCAGATACCGGACTGAGTGCCATGTCAGTGATCTGCAAGCTGGCGTTATGCTGCATGCCATCTTCCGTTTCGCGGGTAGAAGTGGAGCGAATGATGGCTTTAGCGGTGATCATCACTTCAGTGCCTACGGATTGTGGCGTTGCCTTGAGCTTGGCGAGCGTCTCGTTTTTCAGCTCAATGCACAAGCCCCACGGATAATCATCGCGAGTCTGGGTTTTTCCATCCTCATCCTGATAGGTATCGGTGCCGGTTTTGAGGTTTACCAGTTCCATAACGGACTCCTGCAAGAAGGGGGCCGAAGCCCCCTGTTTGTTTAGCGAGGCTTAGACTCCCAGTTTCTGCCGTTCTTCAGCAATAAGTTTTTTGATCGTTTCAACATTCATGTTGCCAGGCTTCTTGTTGAAAAGTTCTTCGTACTGCTGGCGTAGCGAGGCTTCATCTTCACTGAAGGTATTGGCATCGTTACTGCCTGTCTCTTCAGCGACCTCATCTTCAACCTTTTGCTCAGGTTGAGAATCAACGGGCACGATTCCACGCTTCTGGTCTGCCTTTTTCTTTGCCGCCTTCGCCGCTGCGTTGATTGGCTCAAGCGCCGATCCTGGCTCACCGTCATATTCAATCTCAGAGCCTTCAGGCCAGAGGTTGTTGTGAATATGGGACAAGCGCAGGACGCGGTATTTTGCTTTTTCCATCACAACCACCTTAACCTGTCACTTTGGAGCGGATTGGGTAGTATGGAGTGTTGTTGTCAACATCCAGGTTAATACCCGAGGTGAACGCACCAGCAGTCAGTGGGCCGGTACCGACCACGTAGTTGACACGCAGATAGCGCTGAACACCTGCCGGAACCTTGGCAGAGAACAGGCGCTTACCAGCTGTCAACGCCGCCAGTGCCAGCGTGCCGCTGTCGTACAGCGTGGTCCAGGTGGAGTTATCCGGGCTGGTCTGCAACTGAACGTTCAGGGTTGCGGCACCAGCTGCAGTTGCAGTAGTGTTCACGTTTGCCCAGAACTCCAGAGGCTCGCCAACGCCGATATCGCGGCGGGTGCCGTCGATAGGGCCAAGGTCGATAACGTCAGTGGAAGCAGCAGAAGCCGTAACCGCCTGCGCTTCGGAGAACATCAACAGTTTGTCGGTGATCATTTTCTTTCTCCATTCATGGGCCGGTTAAGGCCCATCAGTTAATGACAGGCGTTAAACAACGCGCGCTTCTGTTTCCAGAATCGCATCGGTTTCACGGATTGGGATGCCACGGAACGCGGTCCACCATTCGCCTTCGGTCTCTTTTACGGTCAGAGCCAGAGAGGCTTTGTCCAGAGACTGAAGATCGAGAGCCTGGGCAACGGTGCGGTTCATGTAGAACACCGGCTTGCCCATGCCGCGGTTTGGAATGCGGTGCAGTGCTTTCACCATCAGGCTTACGATATTTGCTGCTGATCCAGGCACCGACAGATCGCTAACATCGATGTTTGCGATGCGGACAACGTAACGCCAGTCGCGCAGGGAAAGTCCGTTATCCCACTTGTAGTGGGTACGGTAGCCTTCATAGCGCCCGCCATTGGAATCAAGCAGCGTTTGCTGGCCCTTATCCTCCATCTTCAGGCCAGCCTTCTGACCTTTAGGGAAGATGCCATGTACGGTGTTTTCACCCCATACCACCAGCCAGATTGAGGTGTTATCGGTACCGGTACCGCCAGCGTCGATAATGTTCTGTCCGTTGCCAGCAGACTTGCTGGAGTAACGGGAGGACAGGCCCATGAACTGCTGCGGGTTCACGCTGGTATCGCCGTAAAACAGCGTCTGAGCCATCTGCTGGTTAATGCCTTCGATAAATGCACGGTCTTCAGAAAGACGGAATTCAGCAGTGTTGCCGTTAAGATCGGCCAGAGACTTATCGACTTCTGAATATGTTTCCAGCATGCCGACTGAGTCGGTAACCTGGACGGTGGTTGACTTGCTTGGCTGCACACCATAGTTCAGCAAGCGCCAGGTAGCCTGCGGCAAACCAGAGCGAATGGTGGTGCGGTGACCGGTTGGAAGGTTACCTTCAACAATCAGCATATCCTGAAGGATCGGGTTGGTTTGACTGAGAAGCTCGATAATTTTATCGATTTTCCCATTTGGGTCGATGCGCTTACCCCAGTCTGCCAGCGTCAGCGCAGTTAAGCCTTTAACAGCCATGGTTATATCCTCTCTTATTTGCCATAGAGCACTTCGGCC